CCTGCGGCTTTTTCTAAATTTGGAAAAGTATTTAAAGACACAAGAAAAGGTTTTGGAGCAAATCAAGATTCTGTGTCTTTTTCAAATTGGAACTCCATAGAATTTTACAAGAAACTTAGACAGTCAGGAAGTTCTATAAAAGAAGCAAGAGATAAAGTAAAGGAAATGGGAGGTTCGTTTTATAAGCCAGGAACCTTGCTGGAGTCTTTCCAAAAAGCTGGCGATGTTTTCGTAGAAACAATTACTGGGAAGGCGGGAGTAATATCGGGAGCTTTTGCTAAGGCTTCTGCTTTTATTGCTACTCCTATTGGACAAGTACTTAAAAAAGCTCTGGGACCAGCGGTTGTTTTACTAGGCGGAATAAAAGGAGCAATGGAAGCAGACAGCGTTCAAAGAACAAAGGCTGAAGGAGCAATTTTAGGAGTATTTACAGGAGGAGCAAAAACAGGAAGCTTCTTAAGCCCAACATTAGGAATAGAAAAAGGAACAGTAGCAGACAAAACCTTAGGTGTTGCAGGAGCTGCTGCTTGGGGGGCCATGGCGGGCGCAGCATTTGGTACATTTTTCCCACCGCTGATGCCTGTGTTTGCCGCTGTGGGCGCGGCGGTCGGTGCGGTAACAGAAATAATAAAAATCGTAACAGAAGGAACTGATATTCTTAGAAATGTATTCAAGCCTGTTCAGGTTGTTGTTGATTATATTTATTTTATATTTCAAGACGTTTATGATATTTTAGCCGGAATAGTGACTTTAGACTTGGGTCGTGTGTTCAAAGGGGTGTTCAATGCAATTGGCAGTACATTGGCATTAATTCCTAGATTACTAATTGGATTTTTAGAGACCGGTCTTGTTGGCATTCCAAAATTAATAATGAGATCTATAAGCATGATTTGGGAAATCCCAAGAATGCTTATGCAATCAATACTAGACGGACTATCAAGTCTAGCAGAAAATTCTTGGGTCGGTCCAATATTCAAAACTCTGCACGACGCTTTCAAAGCTTTGTTTGACGGATTTATGGCCGTATGGACTCCTATATCAGAAATATTTAGCGGAATTTACACTGTATTCAATGACTTAGGCGTGGCTTTATTTGGAGCTAGTGAAGGAGGAGGAATACTTGCAGGTGCTATTTGGATTTTACAAAAAGCTATCTGGGGACTTTCGTATGTAATTAGTTGGATTTTATCTCCAATAATTTTACTCACACATGTTTTAGGATTTGTTCTTAAAATAGTAGGAGCACTAATAAAAGGAATAATCACTCCTTTCCAATGGCTATACGACACTTTGGTTGGTCATTCTATAATTCCAGATTTAGTAATAGCAATTGTTTCTTGGTTTGCAAAATTACCAGTATTAATATTTAAATCATTATTAGCAATTCCAAGAAAAATTGGCGAAGCAATGTCCGGCATAGGTTCTTATTTAGAAGGATTCAAAGACATTCCAATAATAGGACCAATGATAGCTCAAATTGGAAACTTAGTAGGCTTTATCGGAGAATCTATAAGATTGCTATCTGAGGGATTGAGCAATATATTTAATATAATTCAAGGAATATTTACTTTAGATCCATCAAAAATTTGGGAAGGAATAAAAGGAATAGGCTCTGTAATTATTTCTTCATTGTCTAATGTCGGAAGCTTTTTATATGATTCAATAACAATTTCTTTAGGAGGATTAGGATCTTTCTTACTAACATCTTTAAAAGCAGCATTCATAGATTTGCCAACTTATATTTTCAATGGATTCAAATCTGCTTTAGAAGGAATTTGGGATTGGATAAAGAGCTGGATTCCGGGAATGAAAACAGTAGAAAGTGCAGCGGGAGGATATTCAGAGAATGCAGCCGAACAAGCGGCCACTATGGCAAAAGAAGGCCCAAGTACCGCTCATGCAATAGGAGGATTAGCAGGAGCAGGAGCAGATTTACTTCAACTAGATGTTGGTGAGGCTGCTTCTAAAGCTGGGTTGGCTTTGAAAGAAGGCGTTTATGCTGCCGGTGAAAATTTAAAAAATGCAGCAAGCTCTGCTTGGGGAGGAGTAAAGGCGGTAGGCTCTTATCTTAATCCTTTCAATTATTTTGAAGAAGGAACAAGAAAAATAGAAGAGCCAGGTCTTGCAATGCTTCATCAAGGAGAAATGGTAATACCAGCTGACCTAACAAATAAAATAACAGCAGAAGGAAATGGCCCATTTGGAGCAATGGAAAAATCAAAAGAACTATTAAGTTCTCCATCAAAAGAGTTTATCGGAGCAGCCAGCGGAGCTTTTGTTGGCTCTACGATGGCAAGTCCAGCAGTAACTATTGATATAGACGAAACGCTTTTGGCCAAATCAATAAAAAAATCTTTTGAGTTTACAAAAAATCTAGCTAAGAAAATTAAAAATTATGCTGGATCTGCTTTTACTGGGATGGGCGATTATTTCTCTGATGCTTTTGCTCCTCTTACCACTGGATTCAATAGATCGATGGAGGCAGGAGAAGGAATATTCTCTGCAATGTCCAGAGGTATTAAGGGACAATACATGTCCATAACTAAAGGAAAATCAATATCAGAAATAGCAAAATCTGCTTTTTATAATATACAAAATTTAGTTCCAGAATCAATTAAAAATTATGCCGCATCTGCTTTTGGAACTATTCAAAATTTAGTTCCAGAATCAATTAAAAATTATGCAAGCTCAGCATTTTCAAATATAAGCGATGGATTGTCTAGTGCATTCTCTCCAATGATTAAGGGGTTCACAACATCAATGGAAGCAGGAGAAGGAATATTCTCGGCAATGGCTAAAGGAATAACTAGTCAGTATGCAGCTATAAATAGCGGACTATCCAACGCTTTCTCTCCAATGATTAAGGGCTTTACTAGATCAATGGAAGCGGGAGAGGGAATATTCTCTGCCTTGTCAAGAGGAGTAACAAGTCAGTACATGTCAATAACCAAAGGCAAACCAATATCTGAAATAGTCGGCTCTGCTTTCTCTAGTGTTAAAAATTTAGTTCCAGAATCAATTAAAAATTATGCTGCTTCTGCTTTTGGCACAATTAAGGGATTGGTTCCTGATTCGATTAAGAATTATGCAAGCTCTGCTTTTTCTAATATGAGCGGGTATTTTTCAAATAGCTTTTCGCCAATGATAAAAGGATTCACAAGATCAATGAAAGCAGGAGAAGGTTTATTCTCGTCAATATCCAGAGGCGTAAAAGCACAATTCATGTCTATAACAAAAGGCAAATCAATATCAGAAATAGCAAGTTCTTCATTTGAAGCATTTAAGAAAAACGCTCCTGACTCTATCAAGAAATATGCTTCTTCAGCATTTGGAAAAATTCAAAGTTTCGTTCCAGAATCAATTAAAAATTATGCAGGCTCAGCTTTTTCTAGTATGAGCGGTTATTTTTCTAATGCTTTTGCTCCCATGATATCTGGATTTACTAGATCAATGAAAGCAGGAGAAGGAATATTTTCATCTTTGTCTAAAGGCATAACAAGTCAATATATGTCTATAACAAAAGGCAGATCAATATCAGAAATGGCAGGATCAGCTTTCAATGTAATAAAAAATCAAGGATCTAAAGCTTTTTCAAAAATTCAAAATTTTGCAAGCAGTATGTTCAAATCCGCAAAAGAAAAAGGAGGAGGATTATTAGAAAAAGCAAAGGGAATCGTAGGAATTAAATCCACAACAGAAGAAACAAAAATACCGGGAACAGACGGATTGAAAAACGCAACGGATGCTGCTGGTTCGATCAAAGGTAGTTTTGAAAATGTAAAACAAGCACTTTCAAATTTAGCAGAAGGCATAAAAGCTTTTGCTAATAAAGATGTCCTTTTAGGAGCATTAAACTTAATTCCTGCTGGGGTTGGGTTAGTTGCTATGATTCCTGGTTTTGTTGGAGCAAAATTAGTCGAAAAATTAAATGGAGAAAAAATAGGAGAATCGCTAACAGGATTAGCAAATGGCTTGTCACAAATGGCCAGTGGGAAAGTATTACTAGGATCTGGAGCTTTGGTTTTAGCTTCTTTGGCATTATTAGCAATGCTACCAGCACTTCCAGTTCTTGCGATTTTAGGATCTATGTCTGGACTTATAACTTCTGGTTTAACTTCTTTGTCTGTAGGGCTTTCAACTTTTGGAGCAGCTGCGGCTAATCCGATGCTTTGGATGGGCATAGCTGCCATTGGCGCTTTAGGCATTGCGATGATACCATTTGGATATGCACTAAGTGCTCTTTCTCCATTAGTAATAGCCTTTGGATCAGCCATAAATGCAGCTTTTTCAGGAATAGGTAGCGTCATATCTTCTATTGCTGCCGGAATGACGATGTTCTTAGGAGCAGTAAGCTTAGAAAAAGCAGCAGGACTGGTTGCTGTTGCAGGTGGATTAGCAGTTTTATCTGCTGCCATGATAGCTTTTTCTGCCGCAACCGCTGTTGCTGGTTGGGTGAGCTTTTTTGGCGGCGATGGTGTTGTAAACAAAATAATGGAATTGGCGGCTGCTGGCCCTAATCTAAAAATATTTTCGGACTCTATAACTTCTATGTCGTCAGGCATTAAAGAATTTATAAGTCAATTAGCTGATTTGGGGAGTATGGAAAAAAATGTAGATAAATTTATAGAAATTTCAAATAAATTATCATCTGCGTCTTCAAACATAAAGATTCCAGATAAATCTATAGAGTCAAACACAAAAATAGAACAATCAACAAGCTCGCTATTCAATGACAAAAATGGTCGCCCAGATCCCAATGGAATTATGTGGGTAGATCCAATGCAATTGGTAAATAGAACTGCTGGAGCAGGTGCTTTACAATCACAAGAGCCATCAGTGATAGCAACAACAGCACAAACAAATGTGGCTAACATTTCTGCTGAACCAGCAACAGCTGCAATTAATAATTCTACTATTATGCAGACCTTGCCAACAAGTAAACCATTAGAACAAACGGTTTTACCAACTACTAACATTTCTGCTGAGCCAGCAACAGCTGCAATTAATAATTCTACTATTATGCAGACCTTGCCAACAAGTAAACCATTAGAACAAACGGTTTTACCAACTACACTAGAACAAAAAACAATCTCTCCAGAAATTCAAGCAATAGATTGTTGTTGCGAAGCAAATGAAATTATAAATAAAGCATCAATGATGCCAGACTTAAGTGGTTTATTCTCTAGTATATCTTCTGGACTAAAGTCTGCATTTGTTGAATTTCCAATGTGGCTAGGTGGAATTATAGCCTCAGGATTGAAATCTGTTTTTGTTGATTTGCCGGTTTGGTTAGGCGGAATAATTGCGGGAGGTTTGAAGTCTATATTTGTTGACATACCGGTATGGCTGGGAGGTATGATAGCAACTGGCCTGAAGTCTGTACTTGTTGATATACCAATGTGGCTAGGCAAAACTATTGTTTCGGGATTAAAATCAATATTTGTTGATCTGCCAATGTGGCTTGGCGGCATGATTGCCTCGGGATTAAAATCAATATTTGTTGATTTGCCAATGTGGATTGGCGGAATGATAATAGGCGGAATCAAGTCTATATTTATTGATTTGCCAATGTGGCTAGGAAGCTTAGTGATTTCAGGAATTAAGAAAATATTTATTGATCTTCCTATGTGGTTGGGCGGAATAATCGTCGATGGAATAAAATCTATATTTATAGATTTGCCAGTGTGGCTAATGTCTACTATTGTTGGAGGAATAACATCTCTAATGGGAGCCATACCAGGAGCTATATACAATGCTCTGTATTGGGCCGCTTCTAAAGTAGGATTGGGATGGGTTGTAAAAAGTTTAGCTGGTGGCGGGGGAGGAGAAACAACAGCTGGTGGAAAAGAAGAGGGGATGCTTTCAAAAGCCGGTTCTACGGTTGCAAATGTTGCTTCTGGTGCTTGGAGCGGAGTAAAGTCTGCCGGGTCCGCAGTTGCAAATGCTGCTTCTGGAGCGTGGGAAGGAATAAAAGGATTTTTTGGATTTGGAAAAGAAGAAGTTTCTTTAGAATCAATACTGCCTTTGATGGCTGAATTTTATAAAGCTGGGGTTTCTGGTTCTGGCGTATTAGTTAGACAAGCAGAGAAGGCTGCGTCTGAAGAACTCAAATCTGCCGAAGCACTAACAACAAACTCTTTATTTAACGACAAAAATGGAGTTCCTAATCAAAATGGAATTATGTGGGTAGACCCGATGCAGTTGGTAAATCGTAACGCTGAAAATCTACAGCCTCAAGAACCATCTGCTTTGGCAATAAATAAAACCGAAACTCCTATGAGTGTCGTTGGACAATTAGACCCATTGACAAAAACCACCCAAATATCAGCAGGATTTGGCGACATGCCTAATTTAGCTTTAGCAGGATCTGCTTTGGGGCTGGGTGCTCAAAAATCTAGATTTAGCATGATGGAAGTTGGAGCAGATTTCACAGCACTTGGAGATGAAAATTTACTTTCTTTACTAAAGAAACCATTTGGTGGAATGGCACCTGCTCCGTCAAGTGCAGGTTCTGGCTTGTTAGGAAAAGGAGCAGAATTAACAAAAAATCTAACAGGTAAAATTACTTCTAATCCATTGGTTTCAAAAGCAACTGGAGTAGTTGGAAATATAGCCTCAAATCCTTTGGTTTCAAAAACACTAAGTAGAACCTTGCCTTTCTTGGGATTAGCGGCAGGAGGTGTTTCTGGAGCCATGCAAGCTAAAGAAACCGGTAGATCTACTTTAGAAGCGGGTGTGTTGGGAGCCATAACTGGAGATGCGAAAACTGGCAGCACCATGAGCAAATATCTTGGTGTGCAAGAAGGATCTACTACCGATAAGGTTTTAGGCGTTGGCGGTGCAGCGGCAACAGGAGCGATGACTGGGGCTGCAATTGGAAGCATAATTCCTGTTGTGGGCACTGCTCTTGGCGCAGGCATAGGCGGTTTATTAGGAGGAGGAGCCGAATTATACAAATGGGCCACAGAGAAAAAAGTTCCTGAGACGCCAAAATCAGACTTAGAAAAATTAAATAATTTAAATGCATCAATAGATGGATCGCTAGCTGGAAGTCAAGATTTATTAAATAAACATGCGATTCCGATGGCAAGACCTGCGGAGGTAGAGGCTCGCCCATTAACAGAAGGAACTGCGGATGTTCAACCTGTGCACTTAAGAGACATTGGACAAACTATATTAAGAGAGAAAGCAAGTGCTAGTTCTGGAACTGGCAAGTTGCAAAGCGACGAATTAACAAGAATGGAAGAAACAGCATATAGACAAGTGGAAGAATTAGAACAAATAAAAGAAGGAATAAATGAGTTAGTGACGCTAATGAAACCAAGAGGCGGAGGAGGAATAGCTGGGCCTTCTAATCAGTTGCCAGGATCAACAAGAGATCCAAGAAGACCCATGCACTCCGCTGTTTTTGGAAAAATGAAATTTGGATACCCATCAGGAACGGCTAATAAAGACGTATTGAGAACAGGAGAATAGTTATGCCAAAAGCCACAATAATAGGCGGAGCACTTAAACCAATAAATGATTGTTATATAATAATTCCTATTGATATTCCTGAATCCCAGCTCTCCGAACTTCCTCCCGCCGTTAGCGGCAGAATACAAAACAAAGAATATAAAATAGTTTTAGACAATCTTCCCGAAATAAGTGACACTAAATCAGCCAATTATAGTGATGAAGTTGTTATAGGAAGAGCATCTCCATTAAAAACATATTCTCAATCAGATAATCGATCAATAAGTATGCAACTTCACTTTATAATATCAAAACCTGAAGATGTGGATATTAATTTATTAAATCTCAGAGCAATTCAAAGCGCAACTTATCCTAGAGAAGGAGAGGGAGAAGGGACAAATAGATCTCCGTTTTTTCCGCCTCCTGTTTGTAGAATTAAATGTGGCAAATTATTGTCAAACGCAGGAGAATTATGCGTAATATTAAAAAGTTATAGCGTAAAATTTCTAACAGAAGTGTCATGGTTTAGCAGCTCTGAAGATGGGTTTGGCGATAGTTTTACTCCTATGAAATTTGATATAGATACAACTTGGGACGTAGTATATTCAAGTTCAGATTTACCCGGACAACAAAGAATATTCACACTAGGAGCATAAAATGGCAAATAAAATCGAGTACACAGATATAAATTCTACAAGATTTGTAACTGCTACAAGTAGATACGCTAATAGTAGAGTCATTTTTTATTCTGATGACAAAATAACCACATTCGAAACATATAAAAAACAAAAATTCACACCTTCTCAGCAAGATCAAGTTGCTGTCATACCCCCAGGTATGCAGTATAGGCCTGATCTTGTTTCTAGAGATAGATATGGGACAGTAGATTTTTGGTGGAAAATAATGGAGGTTAATCAAATAAAAGACATATTTGATTTTAAAACTGGAATAACAATAATTTTACCCGGTAATATCTATGCCTGACTATGGACCTAAAACCTATAATTGTTTAGCTGGTTGTGTGGATAAATACAAAGCTCCTCCCTTATGGAATCAAACTCCATTTCTTGAAGGACAACCAGAAGCGGAAAATTTTGCTCCTTATATTTGGATTAAGATAAATAATGGAGACAACGAAATAACAGTGGGAAATGAGTCTTATCCTTATAACCCCAATAAAGCCGTAATAAAGTCTTTTGAATCTGGTTGGATAAACGAGTCGCAAGGATCTGTGGAGATCGTGGATGAAGAGGGAGGTCAATTAAGTGTTTTTCTAGATGCCGTACAGAAATGTGGATCGCAATGGAATCAAGGATCTGTGCTTCAATATAAACTTGGATGGGTTTTTACAAGATGTGACGGATCAAAGGGAATAGTTACTTCCCCAACATGTGAAGTTGTAATTTTACAAGTATCTTCAAATTTAAGCAATGGAATAATTAAATTTCAAATTAAATTTTCTGCTGCGGCTTCTATTGTTCAAAGCTTGAGGTATGACAAAACATTTGGGCAAGAAAAAAGCGGACAAAAAGAACATTTAGAAGACGCCATAAGACAATTGGCTGCGGAGGCTCCAGAGATAAATGTCAGATATGCATATTATAATGAAAGTGGAGAATTGATATATACTGATTTTGATTGGGTTGATCATGGAAAAAAAGGGCCTAAAGCAATCTGGCACTCAGATAGTCAAAATAAATATTCTACAATAGCAAAATGGCTAGAAGGTTATAGAGTAGATGATGGTAAAAATGGTAAAGGTGTAATTTTAGTTCACGATCCTAAAAAATACAACGATTTGGTAATATTAATGGACCCTTCAAAGTCTTGTGACGAAAGAGTGGATCCTAGACACTTAGGAACATTTATTGTAAATGGAGGGAAATGCAGTTGTGTTTTAGAATTTAGTCCAACATATGACTTTGTGAGTGCATTAGGATATTTTAGTTCTGGTGGTTCTACTAAAGGAGCACTTAGTTCGAAACAATCTAAAAAAGAAGACCCACAAGTAAAAAGAATAAATTGTGACGAAAATGAAAAACAAGTTGGAACCACTAGTCAAGTTTCTCCAAATCAATCATCTTTTTCTTCTGACGGAACAAAAGCTCCAGATAATGTCAATAAGTCTTCTGAGGCACACCTTAAAGCGAGCAGACTTGTAGACGTTCAAGGATCAGCAATAAATGCAGAACTTAGAATTGTCGGAACTACATTTTATAAATTTTACGAAATTATAGCTGGTGCCCCTTGTTCTATAGTGGTGATAAATCCAAATTATATTAGCGGAGGAAAAACAGGAGAAAGTTGTGGAGATTTTTTAAAAAAAGCAGATTGTCATCCTTTTTATAGCAATAAAAATTGGACTGTTATGGGCGTAAATCATACAGTTCAAGAAGGATCTTTTGTTACTACATTAAAGGTAATGTTGGGCAGTCCCGCCGTAGAGCTGAGTGCGAGTAATTTTCTCGGAGCAAACGAAACAGGAATTAGAGTAAGAGGTGCATGTAGTGGCTAATAATGAAAGTAATAACATAACAAATCTTCCCTTGCCGGATAAAATAGACAATATAGCGTCGAGATTAGCTCAGGTAGAAGCAAGATTTTCTGACATGGGGTATAACTTCAGGTCTATGGTTCAAAGCGAACTAAAAACAAATTTTAGAATAGCTCCTCAGGCCGAGACAATGCATTCTCTTCACACGGCAGTTTGCGTAGAAACAATAGACCCTTGGAAACAAGGAAGAGTAAGATTTTTTAGTCCTTTATTACATGATTTTCAAACGCCCGTTAAAGCTCTTCCTTGGGCCTACCCAGTTTCGAATCAAGGAGGCTTTGATGATTCTGGTTGCACTTGGGTTCCGCCAGCAGGCTCAAAATTATGCATCTTATTTGAGGCAGGCAATAGAAGTTGGGGGTATTATATTGGAACAACTTGGGACAGAGATCGATCTCAAGGTTGGGACATAGCAATTCCTGAGTATGAGCGAATCCACAGGGGACATAGAGGCGGATATTTAGTAGGAAATCAAGAGGGACAAGTGTTTCCTCCATGGAATACCGAAAACTATAATGGAAACGATATTGATTCAATTTTAGATTTTGAAGAAGACGAAGACGCTCAAAATAAAATTACATATCCTAATATATACGGATGGAAAACCCCTCAAAAACACATGATAAAAATGGTCGATGGAAATTATAAATGTAATTTTCGTTGGCAAAGATTAGAAATCAAGTCAGCTCAGGGCAATCACATAATATTAAAAGATGATAGAGTCCACCCAACTGCTCAGTGGGCACATCCAGGCTGCGGATGTGGTGGAGGAAACGTAAGCAAATGTAATGAAGGAGATATAGATGCAGGGCGCGATCAACCAATAGAAAAATTAGACAATTGTCCGGCAGATGCCTTTGATCAATCTTGTGCCAATCCATATTTCAAACATAGAAATGAATGTAAACCTTACCAAGGACCACAAAATTGTCAAAACAACAAAGTTGACAAAGTAACATTGCCCCAGTCAGGAATTCAATTTATATCTCTTAGCGGCCATACTCTTTGGATGGACGATTCTGTGTTAGAACCTAAAGGAACAAATGAATGGGAAAGCTCTTTGAAATCATTTGATTATGGTTGCCCAGAAGGCGAAGGAGTATTTAAAGGAAAAACAGTTTGGAAATCTGCTCATGGCCATCAAATTATGATGAGCGATGTTGAACCCGATGATCGTCCTAGACTTAGGGGTGATGAAAATTTTATTAGAATACTAAGTGCCACTGGAAATAAAATCGAATTAAATGACGATAGTAATGACTGTAGTTGCACTTGTGATCAATGTGCTTGCGGCTGCGGATCAGATAGTGCGGGTCCTAAAAGAGGAATCACTATGCAAAGCACTTCAAATCACACAATCGAAATGATTGATGAAAACAATAAACAGTGCAGCCCCAATAGAAGAGAAGGAGGAATTCCGACAAATGATGCTACTGATGCTTTTGTTAAAATAAGAACTGGTTATGGTTTAGAAATAAAAATGTCAGATGACAACAGTCAAAAGAAATGCCAATCACAGTATATTCAAATATTAGCTCCTCAAAAGGGCGAAGAAGACGCAGAAGGAGCGTGTTGCGGACCTCATATTATTAGATTGCAAGAAGACATTAATTGTGGATATGTTTTTGTGAGAGCTGCTGGCGATTATATCTGCATGACAGAAGGAGATCATTACACGGTAGTTGGAGTAGGAAAATCGACAGAAGAATTTTGTGATGGAGGCTGTTTGGGTCCAAGAAATTGGTTTACGGCTGTTAGCAAGCATTCATTACATTATTCATGTAATTTTTATTTCAACAAAGCAGAAATTCACGCATTTTTAGCTGATAGATTGATATTATTAATGGCAGGTAAAGATTGTCCGCCTCCTCCTGGAGGAGAGGAATGTGGCCCATGTATAGGTCCGGTTGCTGTTTTGGTGCCTACAGAAAAAGGTGCTCAACTTAAGGCTAGTGACAGAGTTTATGCTTCTTCTTCAACAACAGCTCCTTGCATTTCCTTATTTATGTTAAGTCCATTTGTAAAATGCAATACAGAAGCTCCAGAAGAATGTCAATAAATAGGAGATTATTAATATGAGTTTTTTAGGCTGTCCGTATCCTTTAGTAAGGCATCCGAGAGGATTTTTTCACACACAATCAGGAATTAATCAAATAAAATCTGATTTATTGGCCTTATTGCTCACGGAGCCGGGAGAACGCGTGATGCTTCCAGAGTTTGGCACAGCTTTGAAAAAATTTATATTTGAACAAAATGATTCTAGTGTTCTTGAACAAATAAGAAATGAGATAGCGAGAGCCATATCTATATGGGAGCCTAGAATAGCAGTTCAAAATATTGAGGTTACAAATGGCTCTGACGTTGTTTCTTCTTTAGATCCACAAGATTTACGACAAGATACTCAACATATCGTACTAGTTAAGATATTATTCACAAATTTCGACAATATTCAAAAAGTAGAAGAATTAAGATTAGAAATTCCAATCGGAGGATAAAATGCCTGAAAATTGCCCTTTTGAAACAAATCCTTATGCAACATCTTCATTAATTAATAATGAAAAAATAAATAATTTAAATTATACAAACCAAGATTTCTGGTCTTTAAAAAATAGATTAGTAGATTTTATCAATGAGCGATTTGGGGAAAACGGAAACACTTTGCCAAATACCTTTAACGACTTAGTTGAAGGTTCTATAGCCATCATGCTAATTGAAAATTGGGCATTTTTGGCCGATACGTTGTCATTTAAGATTGACCAAATGGTCAATGAATTATTTATAGACACAGTAACAGAACCAGAAAATGCTTTTAGAATATCTCAATTAGTTGGATTTAAGCCAACTCCACCGATACCTTCAAGATCATTATGGACAGCTAGTCTAGGAGGAGCTTTATCTTCTGATGTGATTCTCGCTGCTCCGGTGACATTAGAGGTTGTTGCGAATGATGTTCCGATAGTAATTGAATTATTTCCAGCTGACGCTAATAATAATCCAATATTTGACGAGGACATAATTATTCCTGCTGGTTCTTTTGTTAATTCTTCAATAGTCGGCCTAGAAGGAAAAACTATTGTTGATGAATTTAATTCTAACGGAGACATTCTTCAGACTTTTACAACTCGATACGATTCCGTTATTTTCGATTCCATGGTAGTTAGAGTAGATGGAGTATTATGGGAAAAAGTAGATTACTTTACTGACTCTCAGCCCAGAAAAGAATACAGAGTAGAATATGACTCAGATTATAGATCTTACATTGTTTTTGGAAATAATAGAGCCGGTCTAATTCCCCCAAATGGCTCTACAATAGAAGTAGCATACAGAATTGGGGGCGGTATAGTTGGAAATATAGTTACTGGATACGTTGAAGAACAACGATTAGCAAATGTTTTTGGATTAGACAATAGCGTTCCAGTATTTTTAAGAAATTATACAAAAGGCGACTTTGGATATGATGGCGACACTATAGAAGACATCAGGAGAAAACTTCCCGCTTATCTTAGAACGCAAAATAGAGCCGTAACGGGAACAGACTATAAAACTTTAGCCGATCAGTTTGTGACGCCTTTTCATGGGCAAATAGGAAAGTCTACAGCTGTTCTTAGAAACCATGGTTGTGCAGGAAATGTGATTGATCTTTATATTTTAGCTAGAAAAGAAATCGATGGGCTGCAAGAAGCTGGCGATGAATTAAAAGCAGATTTGTCTGCCTACATGGAAGAACACAAAATGATGACTGATTTTATTTGCATAAAAAATGGAGAAATAATTGAAGTGGACGTTTCTGTTGAGGTTTCTTTGTCTAGAATAAATAAAAAATTTGAACAAGAAATAAAACAAAATATAGAAAACAAAATAGAAGAATTTTTTAGGCTTTATAATTGGGAATTTGGACAAACATTAAGAGAATCCGATCTTATTAGATACTTATCGCAAATTAAGGAGCCTCAGAGTTATGACTTAGTTTTCACAACAAATGACGAGAATAATTCTGGAAATCTAGTCAATACAAAATATTATGAAATAATAAGACCATCAGACATAGGCATTTCTTTTATGTATATCTAAGAGGGAAAATGATAAAAACAGTAGGAATAGACAAAGATATAAAAAATACAGATAAATTAAAATTTATACTAACAACAACTGATTCTTCTAGTTGTTTATCAACGCCTTATAAAATAAACAAAGTAACAATATATTTTATATCTAGAGAATTTACGAGTTCTACTGTTTCTGAGTACACTTATGACTTTGTCGAACCTTCTTTGATAAGCAAATATGAAAATGCAAAAAAAATAGCTTGCGAAACTCCCTCAGAAGAGAACTTGAGTAAATTACGATTACTGGAATTAGAAGTAGAGAATGCAAAGTTTTTTTCCTCTTTTTATTACAAGCAAGCAAATCCAATAAAAACTTTTGGAGGCTACGCAGATAATAATTTTGGGTATATCAATGAGAGCGAATTCCCTAGAAGAGATCTTAGAGATGTTATAGAAGAAAATAGAGAATATTTTCCAGCTTGGCTAAATCCAGATCTTGTTCCGATTGAAACAAAAGAAAAAGTGGAAAGCGAAAACATACTGTATCAATTAGAGGAAAATGGCGAAGTTGTTGAAGGAAAATTTGTTTTAGAATGGGATCCAATAGGAGTTAGAGAGGGAGATTATTTTATATGTTGGAACTGGAATCCGAATTTAGCTGGTGATAGTCTGTCTGCTCACATGATGTTTACTATTGGAAGCGATTCCAGAATGACCGCTTCTATTCCCAGTCACTTCACGAGAAAAGACAAATATGAAATATTAATGGAAAGATATCTGCCTGAGATGTTCAAAAACATCTTGTCTCAGAATGATTTGTCTCCTTTTATTTTACAAGAATTAAATAATTCTGTCGCTAAAGGATTTACGTTTTTAGAAGATTTTGCTAATCAAATTATAGATTTATTAGATGCAAATGTTATTCACGAACAACTTCTTCCATTACTATCTAATATTTTTAATTTAAAATTAAAATCTAATGATCCGACTTTATGGAGAAGGCAAACAAAAAATGCCATACCTAACTTCAAAAGAAAAGGAACAATAGGAGGGTTGAGAACAGCACTATCTGATGGCGGGATGAAATTGCTAAAATTCACTAGGCTTTGGCAAACAAATTCTAAATATACATATCAAGAAGTTTTTACAAAAAATAGCGAAAGCGAAAATAAATTCACACTAAGCAATAGCATAATATTGCCCGTAAATTCTGAAAATTTTGAATTGTGGTTTAGATCAAAGGGAGCAGATTCTTGGGGAATCATAGAAGAAAATTATGTGCTAATTGAAGAAGATTCTGGAGTTTGGACTTGTGAGTGGGTTGGAGACAATCACCCTTCTAGGCCATTTTCTTTAGATATTGGAGACTCAATAAAAATTTTGTATCAAGTCAATCCAATTCCAGACATAGAAGAACAAAATTTAGAAAAATATATTAGATCTTTAGAATTAATGGATAAAAGAGATGAAAGAGATCAGGAATATCCTCCAAAAAATTGGAACACAAGAGTACTAGAAGAAGACGATCCTCTTTTTGACATTATAATACCAGTTAGACATCCTATAAAAGACTCGATTATTTGGGGCAAAGTAAGAACCGAATTTCCATATAGTGAAAACATTTACAATATGGAAGAATATAACGGCAGTACAAGAGATAGTTATGACCCTTGTCACATTGATAAAAATTTCATTGACACATGTAAGGATTGTCAGTCTAGTACTTTTTCGGTTGATGTCGAAATAGAAGAATTATCAAATGATAGAATAGAAGAATGCAAACAAATAATTGAAGAATTTATTCCTTTTCATTCATTAATAAATTCTATAAACTTTTTAGGAGCAAAAAATGAATTTGTAAAGTCTCCCATTGAAGATATTAGAGCACTAATAAGATTCGTAAAAGAAGAGGCGGTTATATCCGGGGAGGCTCAACACATATTCAACAGATCTATTTCTTATGAAAATTTAAATTTAGTTAAGAGAAATATTTTAGCATCAATGGAAGATGTGTCAGGAGATGTTTCTGGGCAGGGTTTCAATTCCTCTATTTATTTATTTGCCCCAAATCTTAGTTCAACGGAAAATCTTCAAGATGAAAGATTTAAGGGAAAAACAAGCAAGTTCAATGTAAAAAATATTAATTTAGATTACTTATTAGGAGAAAGTCCTTTTGATAATTCTAATATTTTAGAAGTTTTGTCTCCTTCGACCAATTCAGGGGTTTATAGTATATCTTCTGTTTCTAAAGATTCTTTAGAAGTTTTATCTAAAAATATCAACGCAGTATCAGAACCACTTGATCGATCTCAATTTGAATTTAGAGTTTCAAATAAAATATATAATCAATCTTCTGTTCTGGTTTCTCAAGAAGATTACTATATTTTTAGAGATGAAAATTTTAATTTTGAAGAAATTAAAATAGAAAGTGGATATAAAATTAAAATCAATGATACTGAGTATTTTGAATATGAAATTTTAGAGATCTTACCAGATAACAAAATTGTTTTTTCAGGACCATCTAATAGCGATGAATTTAGCACTAACAGAACCAATATTTCTTGGGAAATTTTATCTCCTGAATTAGAAATCGTTGCTTCTGGTGATGGTGGTTACGTTACCATAAAAAGAAGGGGTTTGGTTGATATAGAATCTGGGTCTTCAATCAATGATGTTCGCGAATTAATTAAAATTAATGATTATTTATTGCTTAATGAAAACCAATATAAAATAAAATCATTTATTAAAAATGAAAATTATAAATTTTATATTGAAAATTATTCTTTAGGAGATATTGGCGGTGTTGAAATATTTGTATACAGAAGAGTAATAGAAAATTGTGTGGGTCAATTTGATTACAGAGGCTTGTCATTAGAAACGCTTGCGAATTATGAAAGTTCTCTAGGAATTCAAAATGGCAAAAATTCAAATGGAATAATTACAAAATCTAATAATCTAAAAGAAAATTATTTAATATTAATTGGTTCAGATTACTATTCTATCTTAGATATAGATGAAAACAAAATAACAATAGATGGTCCAAGTAAAGATTGGACAACATTAGGAACTTCAGTAGATTTTACTATTTATAAATTTGTGAAACAACCAATAAACATTCCAGAAACCATAGAGCCTCCAATTCCCGGTCACGAATTCGATCAAATATCAAGATCAAATAATGAAATTATAGTTAATTCAACTGAGTACTCGTCTTCTATTTTAGCAAGCAAAATACTAAACTCAATAAACTCAGGAAACGAGTTTGTTGATTCAACAAGCCAACAAGAATCCATTAATTTTAATATTGAATATAAAGAGGAATAAAAATGAAACAATTAGATCTTTTTACATGTAAAGGAACAATAAAAGGAACGATAGAATATAAAAATGGCGAAAAAGAAACAATTAATTTCAGCAATGCAATTCTTAGAACTGGTCGAGCCGCACTGGCCCTTGCTTTATCTAATAGGATAGGAAATGATTTTGATTTCTTTATCAGCAAAATGATATTTGGAGATGGAGGAACTAACGGAGGCGTTCCAAAACAAGTCGGAGATGAAAGAAACGGATTATTTGGCTCAGCAAGAGTTGTTAGGCCTGTAATTTCCAATATAGACCCCAACAACGAAACGCAAGTTATTTTTACTTCTGTCATACCGTTTGACGAAGGGAATGGTTTTGAATTAAATGAAATGGCCTTACAATTAAATAATGGAGATTTATATAGCATGGCTACTTTTCCGGGAATATCAAAAACCTCTGAAATGCAAATTACTTGGAACTGGAGACTATCTTTTATTTAATATGATAAAATTAATAGAAATTAGAAGCTTAGATGGAGAAAATCGTTTATTTATTGATAATCAATTATTTGATTGGGGAATAGACGAAGAAGCAATTGAACAAATAAAAAAAATAGAAAACGAAGAAGATTTACAAAAAATAAATGAAAACATAAAAGATTTTTTCTTGGAATGTTTGTCTTCTGTTGTTGGTAAAAAAATGAATATAAAAGAAGCTTATGAAGCAATTATTTCCGGGCAGGTTGATGTATGATATTAGTAGAAGAAAAAGATAATAGATTTTATATAAAAGAATCAAAAATACCAAATGCTGGACTAGGCGTTTTTGCAAATCAAGATATAAAAAAAGATAGTTTTTTAGAAATAATTGGAGTAATGGTCGATGCGAATTCGATCTCTGATCACTGCACAAGTTATGCAAAAAACTATAAATTTGCCGCAAATTTTGCCGACAAATACGACAGACATATTGTTCCAATGGGATTTGGCGGAATAGTAAATCATACAGAAGATAAAAATCTTCAAAATGTAGAATTAAGATACATTAAGCATTCGAGTTCAAATGCAGCAGCCGGTTCTGCTGTCTATTATTTTATCAAGGATGTTAAGAAAGATGAAGAAATACTTGGAAATTATGGACAACTTTTTGAACTCAAGATGAACGAAGATAAATATTGGCAAATGTTTTTGGATCTAGAACTATATAATTTAAAACAATTGAGAAGGTAAAAAATGCCAGATATTAATAAAATAACAGAAGTGCTATATGATGGCAATCAACCATATCACGTTCACTACGATAATTTGCCACTTAAAAATATACTTACGAGAATCGACTTGGTTAATGCACAAGTTGATATAAATACAAACATATTACGAGGATGTGCTGGTAGTGTTGGAACCTTAAGTAACCGGTTGTCTGCCTCGATTGAAGATAATGGAAAACTAAAATCTTCTGCTGTGGATATTAGTCTTCATAATATAGGATATCATTCTGACGGTGTTTATGATGGCATAGAATATGTTAGAATGACAAAAGCAGAAAGAGACAAGCTAGAGACTATCGAATCTGAGTCTAACAAAATCGAAATTGAGATTGAAGACTCAGTTTCTTCAGAAACTCAAGTAGATCACGTTGTTATTTATAATGGCTATGTAAGATTAAAATCATCAGATACAATCGCATTTCAATTTATAGCTCCAGACACAATAAAAGCTCATTCTAAATTTACTCTAGAAGCCGCTCATATTCATCATTATGAGATAGAACCTTCTTATTTAATTGCTGGATTTCCTGATTATATTAATTTCAAGACAACATCTGCAAACACAGCCTTTAGAGAAGGCAGCCTAAGAGTTTACGTTAATGGATTTAAATTAAATTCAATATCTCCTGTTAAGGTTTTGACAGGAGATATGAATCCTATGGTTTTAGAAAATTGGAAGGATTTGTATATTGCTTCTCAATCGCCAGAACAAGGCTTGTTTTCATTAAATTCAGCCATAACTTCCACTGATGTTATTTTAATTGATTTTGACCAAACAATATGAATGTGAATTTTGGATTTATAATACTTTCTCCCGAACACAATATCGGCGGTTTGAAAAATACGATGCGCTCAATAGAGGGCAACTATAAAAAAACTGAGTGCGTTTGTGTTGTACCTAAAGAAATAAAGAAAGAACAAATAAAAGAAATCAAAGAATTGTGTGATGTTTACAAAGGAGGACTAACATTAACTTCTTTGATAAATAAAGGATTTGAAAAAACAAAATGTGATTGGAACATATTAATTTTAGAAGGATCTAGAGTTCCTAAAAATTTTTATAAAAAATATGAAATTTTTATTCAAAAACAAGAAGACATATTATATCCACTTATTGTAGAACACGACATTTATGGGTATGTTAAACACATATATGATAAATTTTATGACTGTACAATCAATGGGATCTGTATAAATAAAAACTTTTTTAATAAAGTGGGAAAGTTATCAGAAAATCCTTTAGAAATATCTAGAAAATTTTGGGCCTTAGAAGCAAAAGAAAAAATGGCAAACTTTAAGACTATTTTGGGAATTAAAATTTGCTAAATATTAAAAAATTGCCATCTTTTATATAAATTTATATTTTTGTCTTCATTAACATGCATCAAATACTTTCTTAGGTCATCCCAATTTGAAAAAAACCAATCGTGTGGTATTGTGCCAAATAGCCAGTCGGGCGTGTGTTCTTTCCCTTGTTCTACGTGAATCAATATGGGCTTTTTAGAACGATTTGCCAAGGCAATTTCTTCATAAGTTCCGCAAGCATGATGTTCTATATTTAGATTAACAACAAGAAAATCACTTATATCCACCATTCGCAAGTCTACTGCGCGTATAGTTTTCATGATGTTGGCTAATTCATCATATTTTCGCTCTTTTCTTAATTTAATTTTAATAGAATGAACTTCATCATCTTCCAAACCAACTCCAGTTGGCTTTTTAAGGGGATTAAAAACTTTAATTCCCAATTCCTGTAGGAACGGGGTTATTAATTCTCTCCATCCTGCTCCTCTGTCTGCGACCCTGTCTATAGCCCCAGCCAAATATACTCTTTGATTATTAAGTCTATTAAATTTTTGCATTATATGCCTTTTTTAGGGTTTTCATTCTATATTATAATGTGTAAAATATAGGTTAGATTTCAATTTATAACAAAAAAAAGGTTATTATGTCAAGCGAAGAATTGTACGAAGAAGCAGTTAAATTAATATCGAAATCAGAAATTTCTAATAGGCACACTTTTTTTCAACTAAAACATTTTGTTTTAGGAAAAGAGCTTACTACACAAGCAAAAATGCAAAAATGCCTAAAAGAAACAGAGGCTAGAGTAGAATCTATGAATAATATAATACTTAGCGTAGATGAAACGAATGACGACATTAAATTATTAGAATTAAAAATATTAAGTTTAGAAAAAAAGAAACCAAAAAATGACATAAATAAAGAGTACAAACAAATTCAAATAAGAAAATTACAAAGAAAAAAATCATCGCTGTTCAATTCTTTACACAATTTAAGAAAAAAATTAAAAGAAACAGAAGAAGAGATGGCATTTTTTATCAGTGCGTTCAAACAGTTAGAAAAAATAGAACCGCTCAAAAAATATGATGATTTAGAATCTAATCAAAATTTTTGGAATGAGAATTTTGGACAAGAATTACAATTAAGACTTTTATTACAAAAGCCAATAGATTTAGAACTTGTAAAATGCATATTGGCTCTTGATAAAGATTCGCCAATAAGAAAAGAAGTTGTAAATATGTTAGAGCAATTACAAAACAAAGCTATAGAGAATAAAAAAACAATAGAGCAAAAGGGATAAAATGGCAAGAATATCTAGTTTAGATAACACATACACCACTGGAGATCTGTCTTCTTTTTCTCCAAATCCCAGGACTTCTACTACGGATCCAGCAGAAATAGACACAAAAGACAGTCTTTATACTGTATCTAATAACGCGGAAACCAAATTAAGAACAGGCCTATCATATAATGGAAAATTTATTATTGTAGAAAATGCAGAATCTTTTCCAGAAAAGGGACTAGTTAGAGTTGGTCCGCCTCCAGGCGAAGAGGGAGCTGCTGAATTAATTTATTACGGCCAAAGAACAAAAGATACATTTAAAGAATTAATAAGAGGATTTGCGGGATCGAGACAAAATCAATGGCCATCTGGTTCGTGGGCGACAAACGCTGTTACAGCAGAACCACACAATGCAGTCAAAGACGCAATTATAAATATCGAACAAAAAATAGGGCTATTAGAAAATCCAACAAATGGTAGTCTTCAACAAAGACTAAAAAGTTTAGAAGCAAGATTTTTAGCTCCCAAAGCGTCATTTAGAGCTTTCCCAAAAATAGGAAAGCCGCCACTAACAGTAAGATTCCAGAATTTTTCTGAAGGAGATGTTGTTAGATTTCTTTGGGATTTTGGAGACGACAGCCAAACAATAGAAAAAAGTCCAACGCACACCTACACTCAGCCAGGAGTTTATACTGTAAAACTAAACGTGATTACAAGTACCGGCGCCCAAGGAATATCGACAAAAACAAATTACATTGTTGTTTCTGACGATGAGTCTTCTGCGTTTTTCTATTCTAATCTAACAGAAGGAATTTCTCAAACATCTGCTGATGTCTTGGGTATTAATCCAACGGAATTTAGATTTATAGATCAAACAGATGGAGACATAAAGCAAAGATTTTGGATTTTTGGAGATGGATCGGAGAATTTCGTAGAAAACGATCCCAACAAACATGAAGTCAAACATATTTATCAAAACAAAGGAGAATACCAACCTTCATTATTGGTTGTTTTTGCCAATGAAAATCTCAAGAGAGTTTTCTTAACAAAAAAGGTGGTTGTATCATGATACCCGCTTCAAGCGAATATCCAAATAAATTTGACACAGACGATAATCTTTTTTTAGTTCATGATTCACTAAGAGTTAGACTGCTAGAAGATTACAATCCGGGTGACAAGAGCATATTTATTGAAGGAGATCCTACAATTATAAATAGATTTCCACCAACGGGAATCATCACTCTCACCGAACAGTGTAGCGATATAGATAAAAGAGCAGTCAGTCTTTACTATTCTTCTAGAACGCAAAATTCTTTTGACAATTTAGAATTGCTTCCAGAATTTGAAGATGTAATAAAACCAAAAAAAATAACAAATGTAACTATGAATGTTCTTGACAAACATCATAATTACCTAAAAGACGCCTTGATTGCCGTTCAAAAATTTTTAGGAGTAAAAGATCAAACAGATTCTGAGCCTTTTGGAGAAACAATAACCGGCAGATTAAATTTTCTTCAAAATTTAGTTTATAAACCAAGGGCCTGGTTCAGTATAGACACCAGACTAGGAATTGTTCCACTAGAAGTAAATTTTACAGAAGATAGCTATAGAAAAGGAAAAGGAGAAATAAAATATACATGGGCAACAAAGTTATCAACAGAAAATGAATGGAGCATCATAAGCTCAGCAACAGACAATACATCTCAAACATACATATACCTAACTCCTGGAATCTATGATGTCAAATTAACAGTGTCTAATGACTTTGGAGAAGACACTGTCGTTTTTGAAAAAGCGATAACTGCAAAAATCTTTGCTCCAGAAGAAGCAAAAATAAATTTTATTCCAAAAACAACTCAAAAGTTTACAGAGGGAGATCCAATAAATGGGCCGCCCTATAATTCGTTTCCAAAGATAAGATCTACAACAAATACTTTTATAGACATAGAAATACCAGAAGGAGAAAACCTTTCAAATCCTGGTTATTCTTATTCCGGCGAACTTTTGTCTGCTGGCAGTCCTATAGATCAAATTATTGAATACACCTGGGAATTGGGCGATGAATTGGTCCATTCCAATACAAGCTACACAAGAGCTTCATATTCAATAGGAGGATATTATGATTTGATTCTCAGAGTGGATACGGAATTTGGATCTTACAGAATAACAAAATATGAAAATTCTATAGACATTATAGAAAATCAAAACGTTTGGTTTTTTAATTTAAAAAATGAAACATCCACAGACAGTGGCGAGTTAGAGTGTTGGGAATTTGGAATCATAGGAGAAACATTCAAAAAATTAGGAAATTCAACCATAGCATTAACCAGAAACAATTCTTTTCTAGATGCGTATTCAGATTCTCTATTCAACTCACAAACAGAATCAAGAGCAAAAAAAGAATTTTCTAAAAATGTCACATTTGCGCCACAAGGAACAATAGCGTCAGGAGATCGTGGAAACTCTTTGTTATTTTGGGCAAGCGGAGGCGTTTCTTTGCTTGATCAAGATATTAAAATAAGAAGATACAACGCATTTGACGATACGTATTTATCTTTGGACCCAATTCCAGATAGAACTTGGAATTGGGCCTCTTTAGTTTCTTCTAATTTTGTTTATTTTATACTTGGCCAATCAAATGATTCATTAATTAATACTAATAAAGCAAATCCTATTAGAACGGACTATAACCTAACAACCACATCTGCATCTGATCCTGTTACTTTAAACATCACTAATTTTGAAAATGGAGCAGAAGAACTATTAGATTATCCTTCTTTTTTCAATTCAGAAGGAATTCCTACAAATGGATATTTTGCAACTTATAGGACAGCGTGGAAAGACTCCACAGGATACATCTTACGAAATTCTTCTGTTAATGAATTTTTTAGAATATCTGATTTTTATAAAACAAATGGAAATTTGTCTAGTCCCTACAACACTCTAACAAGACTGCCTGATATGTCGGGCGTAACCAAAACAGAAGGAGAATTAGTAAACTTATCCACCGGTGTTTTCTTTTTCAATAACAGCGGAGAAATTTCCGCTTGGAATGATTTTTCCTTAACTTGGGAAATTGGAAGAGCAAATTCTTCTTCAATATCATTCCGATCTTTACAAGACAGTAATGTGTCCGGGTTTGATAATAAATCTAATACTTTATTGGCAACTTCAGACGGTGATAGATTGGCTTACTTAAGCTTTGATTACAGCAGAAATACATTTGTTAAATTTAATGGAACTGATCTTACTTTCAGTACAGCAGGATCAGGAGTAAGGCCTTTAGGAAAACAACTAAAATTAGGGGTTTATTAATATAAATACATATTATGGCAATAGGATTTCCTCCACAACCAACATATCCGCTAGCTTTAGATTCTGACAGAACTCTATTTGCAGTATTCAACACAAGTGAAGCAAAGCTTACAAAAGACAATTCTGCTTGGTCAGAAGAAATAGATATAGAACCTGTCAGTTCAGATAAACAAGACATATGGGCAGATAATGGATTCGCCAATATTTCTGGTGAGCTTTTTTATTACGACGCAGTTGAAAAAAATGAGAATGGAAAAGTATTTAAATTAAAAAGATGTGCCAGAAATTTAGGAGGAAAACAAACAAAATTCAATAAGGCTGGGACTTGGGTGAGGGGTTATGTGATTGCAGAGCATCATAACCAAATAGTTGATGTTACGATATCCATAGAACAATATTTATTAGATCTAGAAGATGAAATAATAGAACTTGAAGAAGAGCCTATTTGTCTTGATGATATCAAATGCCCAGAAATAATATTTGAAATTAACGAGCAGGATTCCCTAAACAATTGCGAAGGAATAATAATAAATTACACCATTACAATTAATGGAAATTATACAAATTTTAGATTAGATTTTGGAGATGGCGAGTTTACAAACTCTAGCTCTCCAGGAAGTCACACTTATTCTCCAAATTCTAAAATAGATCCAATCATAACAATTAGCAATGATACTTGTACGGTAATTCAAACGCCAATAGAAAGAACAAGTTCCACGGTTCCAGAAGAAACTCAAGAAGATACTACTTTTCAAATTCCGCTGCCTCCTCCTCCTGATTTTCCAACTCTTGAAATTCCAGACTGCCCATCGGTGACACAAGAATTTGATCTGCCTCAATTAATTATACCACAAATTGACATAGCTCCATTATCCACGATACCAATATCTATAACGGTATCATTTACACCTCCTGAGATAAATATTCCTGATATAAATATAACTCCCTTAAGTTTTGACGGAAATATAAATTTTGGTCCCGCTCCTTTTGTTCCTACCTCTTTCTTTTTTGGGCCTGCTCCTGACATAAATTTACAGCCTGGATCTTTTGTTTTTGGACCTGCTCCTGACATAAATTTACAGCCTGGATCTTTTGTTTTTGGACCTGCTCCCGACATTAATATTCAATCAGGATCTTTTATTTTTGGACCTGCTCCTGACATTAATATCCAACCAGGATCTTTTATATTCGGACCCGCTCCTTTGGTCGATTTCAATTCTTCTTTTAATTTTGGACCAGCACCCGAGGTTGATTTCAATGCCAGTTTTGATTGGGGAGATCCTCCAGATATAAACTTTAATGCTAGTTTTGATTGGGGAGATCCGCCTGACATAAACTTCAACGCTAGTTTTGATTGGGGAGATCCTCCAGATATAAATATTAATGCTAGTTTTGATTGGGGAGATCCTCCAGATATTACTATTAATTTTGATTTCAATTGGGGAGATCCTCCTGATGTGAATTTCAATGCTAGTTTTAATTGGGGAGATCCACCTGACATAAACTTTAACGCTAGTTTTGATTGGGGAGTGCCGCCTGATATTACTATTAATTTTGATTTTAATTGGGGCAATCCGCCTGATGTGAATTTTAACGCTAGTTTTGATTGGGGAGTGCCGCCTGATATTACTATTAATTTTAATTTTGATTGGGGAGATCCTCCTGATGTGAATTTTAACGCAACCTTTGACTGGGGAATTCCTCCTGAAATAGACTATAATGCCAGCTTTGATTGGGGAAATCCTCCAGATATTAATGCTAGCTTTGACTGGGGAATTCCTCCGAATATCGACTATAATGCCAGTTTTGATTGGGGAAATCCTCCAGATATTAATGCTAGCTTTGACTGGGGAATTCCTCCGAATATCGACTATAATGCCAGCTTTGATTGGGGAAATCCTCCAGATATTAATGCTAGCTTTGACTGGGGAATTCCTCCTGAAATAGACTATAATGCCAGTTTTGATTGGGGAAATCCTCCAGATATTAATGCTAGCTTTGACTGGGGAATTCCTCCGAATATCGACTATAATGCCAGTTTTGATTGGGGAAATCCTCCAGATATTAATGCCAGCTTTGACTGGGGAATTCCTCCGAATATCGACTATAATGCTAGTTTTGATTGGGGAAATCCTCCTCAAGTGGATTACAATGCTAGTTTCGACTGGGGAAGTCCTCCAAATATAAGTTTCGACTGGGGCAATCCACCAAGTATAGATTCGAGATTCGATTGGGGAAATCCTCCTC